CTCGTAAATCTCTAAGTATTGCTCTCGCAGGTACTGGTGTTGGTAAGACATTGTTCATGACACACTGTGCGGCAGCCAATCTTATGGATGGCAAAAACGTTCTATACATTACTATGGAAATGGCAGAAGAGAAGATTGCTGAACGTATTGACGCTAATCTCCTAAACACTACGATTGATGCACTTCAAGAAATACCTAAAGATGTGTATATGAAGAGAGTTGACAGAGTGAAAGGCAAGACTACTGGTAAGTTGATTGTCAAAGAGTATCCGACTGCTAGTGCTGGTTCTGCACATTTCAGACATCTTTTAAACGAATTAAAGCTAAAAAAGAACTTTAGACCAGATATCGTGTACATCGATTATCTAAATATATGTACTAGTTCGAGAATGAAAGCTGGCGCTAATGTGAATTCTTACACGCTTATCAAAGCAATCGCTGAAGAGTTGCGTGGTTTGGCAGTAGAGTTTAACGTGCCTATCTTAAGTGCTACACAAACAACTCGTACTGGTTATAGTAGTTCAGACTTAAACTTAGAAGATACTTCTGAGTCCTTTGGTCTACCAGCAACTGCTGATTTTATGTTTGGTCTGATCTCAACTGAAGAGTTAGAGGGTCTAGGGCAACTGATGGTAAAACAATTAAAGAACAGGTGGGGTGACACTAATTATCTGAAACGTTTTGTAATAGGAATTGATCGATCTAAGATGAAATTATTTGATGCTGAAGAATCAGCACAAGATTTAGTTGATGATACTCCTGTTGCAGATAAGGGTAACTTTTCTAGTAGAATGAAAGAAGAGAAGTCCAACGACGGTAGTGTCTTATCCTATAGAAAGCGAAATACTGAGAAGAAATCAAACTTTGGTGGCTTCAAATAATAAAGGAATAAATGAGAATATACTGGAATAAATTTCACTCGATGATGAAGAGTGGAAGAATACATAGAGTATTAAACAAATACTTAAGTTAGGAGAAACATATGTGGTTGTGGATTTTAAGTAACGTAGCGGGGTCACTATTAGGTGCCGCATCTACAAAATGGTTCAAAGATACTAGAGCAGGTCATTGGTGCTATAACAAGTTCGATGATATTGCTGATTGGGCTNCCGAAAGGTATGGCGTTGATATTCTTGANAAAGAAAACATTGCTTGGAAATCCAAGTATCCAAATGTATCTAAGAAGATTGANGAGTTAGAAGCAAAGATAGTTGAATTAGAGAAGAACAGTCACCCTTGCAAAGAACTACATGAGTTCGATGTATGGCCGGAGTTAGATGCTAGAATCAAAAAACTAGAGGAAAAGACTTTTTGGAAAAAATAATGCTCTATCTTGTAACTAAAGTCAACAAAGAGTTTCAAGTTTTAGAACAGTCCACCGGACTTAATCTATTCACTACGACTAATGCCAACGAAGCAGAACGTATGCGAGTGCTATTGAATAATGGTAGTGGCTTTGATGGGAACACACCAAGCTTTTTTATCAAGGAAGTTGCCCAATAAAAAAGGCAACTAAAAGCTGCCTTTTCTAAATAGTTTGCGTGACTGGGAGGAACCCCACCTGCATATAAAATGCGACCCCAGTTATTCCTTTTGTGAGTTTTTTAAAAACGTCCACACTTGCCTCTTGTGTTGTTACACATTCACACGCACCCATGCGACTATTTATACATTTTTAAAACCCGTGTCAATCTTTTCGTAATACTAAATAGCATCACCTGCAACAGAAGAAGGAATAGTTCATGTCAGTGGCTCCAGACGAAGGAGTCTTTCTAGATATTGAAGTTATGGAACTGGTTGACGGATGTATAGAATCATCTGTGCCTATCTATCTAATGGCTCAATATGCAAAATGTGTTGAACACGATCCGTTGTTATCAGAAAGCTACCTTAAAAAATTGTCAAAGAAAATGCTTGACAATTGGAATAAAATAGTGCATAATCATAAACATCTGATCAGTGAAGAAGACCTTAAAAACGTTGACTTTACTGGCGATTATCCAAAGCGCACAGAGATTGGTGTGCAACAGATGAGGTATGTATATTATGGCACTAAACGCAGAAACAATCCGTGAAGTCAAGTACGCTTTAGAAGAAGCCGAAATGCTTGAGTTCGCACTAAACGCTTATGATGAGCGTAGGATACAAAGCAACGCCAGCAAAATGTCTGGTGTACCATTGAAACTGGTACGTAAAGTATACTCGGAGACACAATCATGAGTATGCATATGATAAAAGGTATTTACGCTCCTAAGTCGAAAAGGCGTAAAGCCAAGAAACTCGACATGAGTAAAGTTGAAGTACAATGGAGACAGTATAACAAAGATATGAGGCGCAAGCATATGCACTCATGTCAGTTCGATACGCTAGATGAATATGTTGCATATATATCTGGTAAACTAAAACCTAAGAAAAGAGAATTTATACCATATGAACCGACGCCAAGTGCACCGCAACAGAATAAGATACCAAGCCAGACGGCGAGCCCAGTTCATGGAATCCCACAAGCAGGAAGACGAAAAGAGCGACAAGTCTACACAGGAGACTACATCGTCGGAATTGCCACCATGCATAAGTCAAACGCAGTACCTATTACGAACCAAGAACAAGCAATAGAGATAGCAAGGATGGCTAAATGACTCGCTCATAAATAGTAGAAACAAGAGGAATCTACTGAATCATGAGTATGGAAGCATATGCTAAAATTGGAGAAAACCTGAACTCTATCGTGAAAGCGAAGAATTATCAGGTTGCTCCTCTGTATCCTAAAGGTAAGCCTGGTACTAATGATAAGTCTACTAGAGAGTTTCGCCTGCAACTGATTGATAAGAATCGTGATACGAGTGCNGATGTTATCGCACACCTTAAGATGCAGTTACGNAAAGATACTAGTTTAGANAGTGTGACGTTCAATGATATCTCTCCTAATAGTTCTAAGTTTCCTAGTTACGGCTTTACCTTTGATGGTCTCAAGTACGACATCATCATTGCAAGAGGTGCCAATGCAGGTGAAAAGTTCGAAGTACGAACAGTCAAAACACTAGATAACTTTTTCAAAACTCGTACAGATAATGAGACATCTGAAGTTGTAACTCTAATGAGTGAATCATATGCTCCTTTTGCAAACGCTGAGATCGTTGGTGCAAAGCAGAGAACGGGAGCAACAAAGAAAGAAGGTATACCTATTGATAAGCTAGGCGCTATCATAGGAGATATCATTCTTACAGACAATCAGAATAATGAATGGTACATATCACTGAAAGATATTAATGGTAATACTTTTAGTTCATATTCTGGTGCCGCATCTCTATTCAACTCTGCAGGCGATCTGCAACCAAACTCTGCTGGTGCTAAGTTTCTAAACACATTTGGTGTAGATTTAAACAGAGTGCAAGAAGGGTTTGATGAACGTGGTAGTATAAATAAAGTTAGACCGAAACTCGCAGTATCAAAAGCCAGCGCAAGAGAGATCGAAAAGATTTTCAACAGAGCGTGGGGTATGAACTACTTCTACGTAAGGCGAATGAGAACTGGGTGGAAAGTCTTCTGGTTAGGTAAAACTAAGTTGGATAAGTTATCTCAAAATATAAAAATTGATGATATAAGATATCCATCCACAAAATCTAAACAGATTACGATATTATGTAGTAACACAGTTGAGAACTATGTAATTGAGTTGAGAAATTCTAAAGCTGGTGAATACCCAAACGATACTAAATTCAAGGTTAAGAAATGACAGTCAGATTTAAAAGTTTTATTACCGAATCAGTCGGTGCAAAGGGACTAGCATACGAAAAGAAAGTTTTCGATGCAATGAAGTCTGCTGGAGTGATTGGCTTAGATGTGGGTAGCAAACCAGGCGCAGGATACAGTAATCAAGGCGCAGGTGATATTGAAGCATTATACAACGGTAAAGAATTCAATATCGAAATTAAACTAGACAAGAATGCACAGATGGGCGGTACGTCTATTAGAATAGACACGCAGAATAAGACCCACACCTTAGTCAAACCCGATGCGGTAGACGATGACGCTATTCCATTTTTCATAGAAGCGGCAAAGAAACAAGACAAAGCACTAAAAGATTGGGTTAACTTTATTCGTAAGCAAGAGCCTGTAGCATTCCACAAAAAAACACCATATACGATACCTTTCGGTTCAGTCACTAAAGACGCATGGTCAGCGGCACAGAAAGCTGGCTACCTAACTAAGATGAATGCGGTACAATCTTTTGACTCAGCGAAAACAATCGCTAAAGCATATAACCGAAAGAACGTATATTACATTCAGATTGGTAAAGCAGGTCTTTTCTATCTAGGAAGCAATCCCTTAAAACTAGATGTTCCAGAATACAAAGGATCTGTTAATATCGAATTTAGATTAGGACCATCTGGAAGTAAAGCAAGAAAATTTGAAGGCGAAGACTATCGTGTCGTCGGTGCTGGATATCGCTGTCAAGGCAGACTGAAGACTAATATCAAGTCTACGTATAGCCTCGATAATCCCGAAGACGTAAAGAAATTGTTTGGAGTATAACATGAAACGCCTATCGTCATTTTTGACTGAAGACAAGAACACACATATGGAGCACCTCGAAGACAACTTGCTAAATGCAGGCGTTGACGGTGCTAGAGACTCGATCAACTATCTACGCTCTTTGCGTGATATGTTAGCTGGTAATTCAAAATCCCAAGTCAACGTGACTGTCAAATGGGATGGAGCACCAGCAGTGTTTGCGGGTATTGATCCTTCTGATGGTAAGTTCTTTGTTGCGAAGAAAGGTATCTTCAACAAGAACCCTAAGGTCTATAAGACTAAAGCGGATGTTGATGCTGATACAAAAGGTGATTTGAATACTAAATTAAATTTGGCACTGAGATACTTGCCAGCTATGAATATAAAAGGAGTGATACAAGGTGATTTCCTCTATGCGAAGAAAGATATTAAGAAAGTACAGATTAACGGTGAACCGTATATTACTTTCCATCCTAATACGATTGTTTACGCTATACCAGAAAAAAGCAGGCTTGCTTCTGAAATCCTCAGATCCGAGATCGGTGTGGTTTGGCACACTAACTACAGAGGAAAATCTTTTGAATCAATGTCAGCGTCTTTTGGAGAGAAGATTGCAAGCAATCTTAAAGGCTCAAGATCGGTCTGGTCAGTAGACGCAGTATACAAAGATGTTACTGGTCAAGCTACGATGACCAAGACAGAGACAGATGCAGTAACGCTTCTTCTATCAGCGGCAGGCAAGCAGTTCAACAAAATTAACAAAGCAACTTTTGATGGCATTACAGAGAACGAAGATTTACTTGTAAGAGTGAAGACATACGTTAACGTTCAAGTTCGTGCAGGTCAGAAGATTGATAGTCCTTCTAAGTTCGTCTCTGGTCTAATGGAATACATCTACGAGTACTACCAGAAAGAAATCGATAAGAGGAAATCTGAGAAGGGCAAAGCTAGTCAAGAAGAGAAGCGTAAAGAGATCATGTCTTACTTCTCTAACACAGATAAATCTCAGATCGTAGGACTGTTTGAACTATACAATCTAATTGTAGATGCTAAGTTGATGATTATCAGAAAACTCGACAAAGCAAAAACAGTTGGAACATTCCTCAAAACTAAAGACGGATACAAAGTGACTGAGCAAGAAGGCTTTGTTGCTATTGATCGCATGGGTAAAAATGCAGTCAAACTAGTAGACAGACTACAGTTTAGTAATGCTAACTTTTCTCCAGACTANATTAAGGGCTGGCAGAAGTAAGTCAGGTTGTCACAGATGCAGACGATGCATCACGGGTATTCGGAAATGTCATTGTAATTTAGAGTAAAAATCAACTTTTCTTGTATAAATATTTGCGTCAACAAGATTGACATAACACATTTATCACATACGAAAGGTTACATAATGGCGCACGTATTAGCCGNAGTACGATTTTTAGATTTCTCATTCTTATCTGCTTACATCTACAAAGTAGTGAGATACTTCGAAGACCGCAAGACTTATAGAGAAACATATAATCAACTATCAAAACTTACAGACAAAGAACTATCAGACATTGGTCTGCATAGAGGACTAATCCACTCAGTATCAATTGGCAAATATTCTCCAGATAGATCAGATAATCCAAACTTGCGAGGTTGGGTATAATGACTGAAGCAATTTTGAAATTTACATTCGCACCTCTTTCTGGTTTTTGGGGCACAATGTGGTCGATTGGCGAATCAGCCGGTAGAGCAAGAGCCGCATCTGAACTATCACGAATGGGCATGCACGAAGAAGCAAAACGATTAATGTTAGAGAAATAGAATGATAAAAAGATTTATGAAAGCAATGGAATATAGAAGCTATTGCATGTCTATCAAAAAATTACGAGAATTAGGATACTATGAAAAAGCCCGAGAGATTTCGGAATATAAACATACAATGTATAAAACTTATTAAGCTAAAATATTTTATCGTGGCTTTATGTGTCACGATAGTCGCATTCGATTCTGGATCTAGACCTTTAAAGAAAATGGCATTATCATCGGTTCGTGTTACGCTAAATAGTAATACGAAGTCTTAACGTAAAGCGGGCTTCATGCCTGCTTTCGCATTTAAAGGAGAATAATATGAATTGGTTAAAAAACAGATTAATGGAACGCACATCTTGGGATGGTGGAGTTCTTATCGCAGTTGGTGTAGTTGCACTTATGTTTCAAGGTCTAGTCGGTTGGGCAGCATATGGCGCAATTGCTTATGGTATCTTTACGCTTATTAAGTCGGAGGACTAATCGTGACTTTTGAAGACATGACAAAGAATGAACTCGAGGAGCACGGCAGAACTCTCGGTATTGAATTGGATCGTAGACTAACTAAATCAGTGTTAATTGATCAGCTTAACGAACACTTATCCACTCCAGAAGAAAACTTAGATCCCATCTATGAAGATGCAGAACTTGAAGAAGAATGGGGACAAGCAGACATTGAGCATCCTTTGATGCCTGAAGATATTGCTGTTGCGCCAATCGCAGAAGAAGTTTTTGTGGATCCAATGCAAGCAATACAAGAAGAAGCAGATGCTAGACGCATTATGCAGAATAAGTCAGAAGAGTTGATTCAGATTCAAGCGAAGTATGAAGTTATGAAGCAAAGAAGAATTGATGCAGAAGTAGCTGAGATTGAGTGTGTTGAGGAATTAGATAAAGCTAAGACTG